GACATCATGCCGGCGCTGCCGCTGTTTGCCCAGCTACGGCGCTTCACGCTGGCGGTGATCGCGGCGGCGGAGACGGCCGCCGACTTCGCCGGCATCCTTTACACCGACGCCCCGGCCGGCGGCGAGGCCGACGCCGCCGAACCGTTCGAGCCGATCGAGTTGGAACAGCGGGCGCTGGTCACCATGCCCGGCGGCTGGAAGATGTCGCAGTTGCAAGCGGAGCAACCCGCGACGACCTACGCCGAGTTCAAGAAGGAGATCCTCAACGAGATCGCTCGCTGTTTGAACATGCCGTTCAACGTCGCGGCGGGCAACTCGTCGGGGTACAACTACGCCTCCGGCCGGCTCGACCACCAGACCTACTTCAAGGCGATCCGCGTCGAGCAGGCGCACCTGGAGTGCGTCGTGCTCGACCGCGTCCTGGCCGCCTGGTTCGACGAGGCGGCGCTGATCCCCGGCCTGTTGCCGGCCGACCTGGGGCCGTTCGCCGACTGGTCGCACCAGTGGTTCTGGGACGGCCAGGAACACGTCGATCCTGCCAAGGAAGCATCGGCCCAGGCGACGCGCCTGGCCAATCACACAACCACGCTCGCCCACGAGTACGCCCGACAGGGCCGGGACTGGGAAGAGGCCCTGCGCCAACGGGCCAAGGAAATCGCCTTGATGCAGGAGCTGGGGCTGACGCCGGCGCAGGCCCAGCCGACTGAACCCAAGGAGACCAACGATGAAATCGATGAGTCGGAAGCCCAGTGGGCAGCCGCATGATACGGGTGTGCCCAGCCTGCTCAACCTGGCCGCGACCGCGACGATTGAGCTGGCCGCCGGCGGCGCCGATGCCGACAAGGCGCTGCCGCGCTTCCGCATGGTCGCCTACACTGGCGCCCCGATGCGGATCGCCGGCTGGCGCTATCCAGTGGTTCTCGACCTGGCGGGGCTGACTATCCCGTCGCAATCGCGGCCGATCCGCTTCGGGCACGATCCGCTCTCCGGCGTGGGGCACACCGATGCCATCCGCATCGAGGATGGCCAGCTCACGGCAACCGGCGTGGTCTCCCGCGATACGGCCGCGGCCCGCGAGATCGTCGTGTCGGCCAGGAACGGCTTCCCCTGGCAGGCGTCGGTCGGCGCCGGCGTCGAGGAGTTCGAGTTCATCAAGGAGAACCAGAAGGTCGTGGTCAACGGCCGGGCGCTCTCTGGCCCGCTCAACGTCGTTCGCAAGGCGACGCTGGGTGAGATCAGCTTCGTCGATCTCGGGGCCGATGGCCGCACCAGCGCGACCGTTGCCGCCGAGCAGGCTGGAGACCGGAGGCTGGAGACCGAAGGAAGCAGCTGTAGTGCTGCGATGTCTGCGACGACGGAGGATCTCCAAACTCCGGATTCCGACCTCCAGCCTTCAGCCCCCAGCCTCCAGCCTGTGGAGACCCTCCGCGCCCAGGCGTTGGCCGAGATCAACCGCATTGCGGCGATCCGCCGCGTTTGCAACGGCCGCTTTCCCCAGATCGAGGCCCAGGCGATCCGCGACGGCTGGGACGCGACGCGCACGGAGCTGGAAGTGCTGCGGGCCACCCGGCCGCGAACCCCGGCCATCCATGTTCCCGACCAGACGATCAACGCCCGGGTCCTCGAAGCGGCCTGCTTGCTCACCGGCCGCGTGGCCAACATCGAGGCCCTGTTCGATGAGCAGACCCTGGACACGGCCACCAAGCGGTTCCGCGGCGGCATCGGCCTGCAAGAGCTGTTGCTCGAAGCGGCCTGGGCCAACGGCTACACCGGCCGCAACTTCCGCGATAGCCGCGCCGTGCTTCGCTTCGCCTTCAACCCGACGCTCGAAGCTGGCTTCTCCACCATCGACATCGGCGGCATCCTCTCCAACGTCGCCAACAAGTTCCTGCTCGAGGGGTTCTTCTCGGTCGAGCGCACCTGGCGGAACATCACCGCGGTCCGCAACGTCAGTGACTTCAAGACCGTGACCAGCTATCGCCTCATTGGCAAGGATCAGTACGAGCTGGTCGCGCCCGGCGGCGAGCTGAAGCACGGCACGCTCGGCGAAGAGAAGTACGAGAACCGGGCCGACACCTACGGTTTACTGCTGTCCATCGACCGCCGCGACATCATCAACGACGACCTCGGTGCCATCACGACCGTGCCGCGCAAGCTCGGCCGCGGCTCGGGCCTGAAGATCAACGATGTCTTCTGGACCACGTTCCTCAACAACAGCACCTTCTTCACGGCCGCCCGCAGCAATTACCTCACGGGTGCCACGACGGCGCTGGGGATCGATGGGCTGACCAAGGCGGAAGTGGCTTTCATGGAGCAAGTGGACGCCGACGGCAAACCGACCGGCGTCATGCCGGCCATCCTCTTGGTCCCGCCCAGCTTGAGCGCCCTCGGCTCGCAGCTGTTCAAGTCCCTGGAGCTGCGCGACAACACGTCCAACGTCAAGTACCCGATCACCAACCCGCACCAGGGCAAATTCCGCGTCGAGGTCAGCCGCTATCTCGCCAACACGCAGTATCCCGGCAACTCGCAGACGGCCTGGTATCTCCTGGCCGATCCCAACGATCTGCCCGTGATCGAGGTCGCGTTCCTCAATGGGCAAGAAGGACCGACCATCGAGACGGCTGAGGCCGACTTCCAGACCTTGGGCGTGCAAATGCGCGGCTATACGGATTTCGGTTGCTCGCTGATCGAGTACCGCGGCGGCGTGAAGGCCGCCGGGGTGTAAGGGAACGCGGGGACGAGCGACCATGTTCCATCTCCGCGATGGCGTAACCCCAAGGAGATCAACCGATGGCACAAGCCGTTTTCGTTCACGAGGGCTGTTCCATCGACTACACGCCGGCGGCGGATGTGGCCGCCGGCGATGTGGTCGTGCAGGGCGACCTGGTCGGGGTGGCCAAGCAGCCGATCAAGGCCAAGCAGCTTGGCGCTCTGGCCGTCGAGGGCGTCTTCGACTTCGCCAAGGCCACTGGCGCTGGCACGGCGCTGGCGGCCGGCACGACGGTGTACTGGGACGACGCCGCCAACGTCGCGACCTCCACCGCCGCCGGCAACAAGCAGATCGGCAAGGTCGTGAAGGCCGCCGCCGACGCCGATGTCACGGTTCGCGTCCGCATGAACCAGTGAGGCCGCCATGCCCGACCTGCTGCAAACCGGATCGGACTGGCTGGCCGACCGACTGAAGGAACACGCCTCACGACCAGTGATCTATCGGCGCGGTGTGCAGCAGGTCGCGGTGCAGGCGACGGTCGGGCGGACGCTGCTCAAGCTCGATGACGGCTACGGCGGCGTGCGGATGGAATGGACCGACCGCGACTTCTTGATTCACGCTGCGGACCTCGTGTTCGGCGGATCGCCGACTTTGCCCGAGCGAGGTGATGTCATCCGCGAGACGCAGGGGGCCAAGACCTTCATTTACGAAGTCATGGCCCCGGGCAAGGAGCCGCCCTGGCGCTGGTCGGACGTGTTTCGCAAGGTGCTGCGGATTCACACGAAGCAGGTGGGGACTGAGTAGATGGCCGTCATCCTCGACATCGCCGACGCCGTGGTCGCCCAGCTGAACGCAACCCCGTTCAGCCAACCGCTGACCGCCGAGCGGCACTACCAGCCGAGGCTCGAGCTGTCGGAGATGACCGAGTTGAAGGTCAGCGTCGTACCCCGGTCGCTGGCCTCAAAGACGCTCGACCGCAACCGCGACAGCTTCGATTACCTGATCGACGTGGCGGTCCAGAAGAAGACGGACATGAGCCAGGCATCCCTCGACGCCTTGATGACGCTGGTCGAGGAAATCGCCGACCATTTTCGGACGCAGCCGTTGGCCAGCTACCCGAATGCCCGCTGCACCGAGGTGAAGAACGAACCGGTGTACGCGCTGGAGCACCTGGACGAGTTTCGGCAGTTCACCAGCGTCATCACGCTGACCTACCGCGTGTGGAGGTGAGGCATGATCGGCATGACCTTCCAGGCAGCGAAAGGCGGCTTCTTCGACCGGGAGAAGGTCAAACGGTCAGTGGATGCCGGCACACGGCGGGTGTTCTCGAAGTTCGGCGCGTTCGTGCGGCAGCGGGCCAAGACCTCGATCCGCAAGCGCAAGGGCACGAGTCCGCCGGGGTCGCCGCCCTACTCGCACGTGGGATTGCTGCGGAAGTTCATCCTGTTCGCCTATGACCCGCAGCGCAAGAGCGTGGTCATCGGGCCGACGCTGACGAAGGAAGGCTCGCCGGCGCCTCGCCTCCTGGAGCATGGCGGGGACGCGGTGATCGAGGATCGCGGCAAGAAGCGGCACGCTCGCTACCGGCCCCGGCCATTTATGCAGCCCGCGTTTGAAGCGGAGAAGCCCAAGCTGTCGGCGCTGTGGCGCGATTCGGTTCGCTAAGGAGACACGCTCATGGCAGTCAAACTCGGCCTCGACGCCAAGCTCTACCGCAACACGGGCACCTTCCCTGCCCCGGTGTGGAACGAGGTCAAGAACGTCAAGGACGTGACGTTGAACCTGGAGGCCGGCGAGGCGGACGTGACTACGCGCGGCAACGCCGGCTGGCGGGCAACGGTCGCCACGCTCAAGGACGGCTCCATCGAGTTCGAGATGGTCTGGGACACGGCCGATGACGACTTCGCCGCGATCCGGGACACCTTGCTGAACCGCGGCGCGATGGAGTTCGCGGTGATGGATGGAGACATCGCGATCAGCGGCTCGCAGGGCTTGCGGGCGACCTGCATGGTGACGAACTTCAGCCGCAACGAGGCGCTGGAAGAGGCGATCACGGTCAGCGTCACGGTGAAGCCGACGTATGCCGCCAACCCACCGAGCTGGATCGTCGTGCCGTAATCGGAGGAAGCCCATGAAACGATGGCCTGCCTTGGTGATTGCGTTTTTGCTGATCATGGGTGTACCTGCCCATGCGGGCGACGATCCTGAGCACAAGGCGCCGGCAGACCTTGCTGCCCAGAAGGAACTGCTTGACGAGGCCCGGAGCTTCCTGCGTGCAGCACGGGCCAGCATGGAGAAGTGGGACCGCGTTCCCGATCAGCTCGGCTCCGCCGTGTACTACGCGGGCGTCAAGGATGGAGCGCTCGGCGCGGCCGTGGCCCTGGTCGTGATCTATCTGGTTTTCCTGCATCGGAAGACGCCATGAGACAAGCTCTGTTGATCTTGGTCTGCGGCGCCATCGGCGCTTCTGTCGGCGGCAACAAGGCCCCCGACGGCACCGAGGTCCACTGCGACCTGCCGGGCGACCTGCACCGCCGCAACACCACCTCACGCGGCCAGGGCTGCTGCGTCTGGACCTCGATTCATCATGCCGCCGTCTGGCAGAACGTGCCCGCCTACCAGGAAGCGCCCAGGTGGATTCAGAGCAAGGGCATTCCCGGCGGCGCCTACCCCGGCGCGGTCCAGAAACATCTGCCGCAGATGGCCAGGGAGCGAGGGCAGACCGAGGCGCCGGCTTTCATCAATTACGAGGGGAGCGACCTGGAACTGTTGAAGCTCGCCTGCCGGACGGGGCGGATGCCGGGGGTGACCTACTCGTTCAGCCCGACCGGCCGCTATGGCGGCTCGCGGATCGCCCACATGGTGAGCCTGGTCCACGCTGACGACAAGTGGTTCGCGGTGCTGGACAACAACTATCCCGGAGCGAACCAGATCGAGTGGCTGACGCCGCAGGAGTTCCGCAAAACCTGGACCGGCATGGGCGGTGGCTGGGCCGTGATCCTGCTCGCCCCGCCGCCTCCGCCCCCACCGACGAACTGAGGTGAAGCATGCACACGCTGTTGCTTTCGCTCGTGATTGGACAATGGGTTGGCCCGGATTGCGCCACCGGTCCGGTGGTCCGGCAAGCCCAGCCTGCGACGATCCGTCTGACCGTGGACCCACCCGACGGCGAGGTCTGGCTTGACGAGCACAAGGTGCAGAGCCGGGGGCCGCTCCGCGTTCTGGTCAGCCCGCCGCTGGCGCCCGGGCGCCGCTACTCGTACCGCGTCAAGGCCCGCTGGGGCACCACGGAGCGGCAGTGGACGCTGGAGGTCGAAGCGGGCAAGACCAGTACGCTGACGCTCCGGCCGGACCCGGAGGGCTGTCGTCGATGTCCACAGGGCTGTCGTTGCCCGTGTCAGAGCAGATGCTGTGCCTGTCGTCGGGGCAAGCCGTGCGGCGGCGATGGTTGCTGCTGCATGGCGCCGAAGTCGGATGACGAATCCGGTGACCTGCCGATGGTGGAGCAGGACGGCGTCCAGAACTTCGGCATCGACCGCGCTCAGCTCGGCCAGCCGCACGAACGGATCACGCTGGGCCGCCGGGAGATCACGCACGCCGAAGCCAGGAGGCTTCTCGAAGCCGGCACTCTGGCCGACGACAGCGGCAAGCTGCGGCTGACGATCATCGGCTCCGAGGCCGACCGCCAGCGCGTGCTGGACGACCTGAAAGGGCCGCTCGCTGACCTGGCCGGCAGTTTTCTCGTGCAGAACTACGCGCCCGATGACTGGGCGGTCGCACGCGCCGGTTTCCAGACCGGGGGCAAGCCGACGATTTACGTGCAGGCCCCCTCGGGTAAGGTGCTGCACCGCCAGGATGACTACGCCGACGGCGCGGACGGGTTCCGCCGGGCCTTGGAAGCTGTTCGCAAACCGGACCCGAACTATGACACGACCAAAGACCGCGACCTGCGCCGGCCGAGCGCGGACCTGTCCATGTGGGCCGTCCTCGGCCTCGCCGGAGCTCTGTTTTTGCTCGCATCCAGAAAGGGGACCGCATGAACTTCACCAACGTTCCGCAATGGGCCTGGATTGTGTTGGGGCTCGCGGCCGTCTACTTCGCCATCCGCAACGGATGGCTGGAGAACCTGTTGAAGCAGCCGGCGAGTGGAAGCGGCGGCCCGACGACCGGCACCACGCCAAGCAGGTCGCTGTCGCTCTTGGATAGCCTGCAAGGCTACAAGACCAAACTGGCCGCGCTGGTCATCGCCGTCTTGGCCGCCAATGAGGTCTGGCACTTTGTGCCGGATCAGTACGTCAGCATCGTCGTGTACCTGGCCGGCGCCTTGGGGCTTTACGGCTTACGCGATGCCGTCGAACGGCTGAAGCAAAAGGTGGACCAGATTCCTGGCAAGAGCTGAGCGATAGAACCGACTGCCGCCCTGTTGCGGACACTTCGCTACATGGTATTCGCCGATCGCAATCGGCGGCACCTCGTGGCGGCCTTTGCGCTGGTCGGCGACGCCCGGCAGTACCTGCACTTGCACTGCCCCTGCTCGGGAGAAGTGGTGGATCGGCGCCAAGAGGAAGAAGCCGTCTGCAAAACAAGGGACCAGTGACATGCGTACCTTCACTGACAACGCCGGGCGTCTTTGGACCGTCGCCGTCAACGTGGCGACTATCAAGCGCGTCCAGGGGTTGCTCAAGGTCAACCTCTACAAGCTGCTCGACGACAACTTCAAGGGCCTGGGCGAGCTGCTCGGCGACCCGATCCAGCTGGTCGATGTGATCTACTGCCTGTGCAAGGAGGAAGCGGACGCCAAGAACGTCAGCGACGAGGATTTCGGCCGGGCAATGTTCGGCGATGCGATCCACCAGGCGACGGAGGCCTTCCTGGAGGAGCTGATCGATTTTTTCCCCGATCCGAAGGTCCGGCGCAGCCTGCGGAAGATCATCGTCGAGTCCAAGAAGGTGCGCAACCGGATGCTGGACCGGGCAGAACAGGTCCTGGAGAGCTTCGACGCCGACCGCGAAGCGAACAAGCTGTTGCGCTCGTTTGGCATTGCGCCGGAATCCTCGGCATCGACCCCGGCCCCTTTACCCTCCGGGAGCTCTGCCTGATGGCCGAGGCCCGCTGCCGCGAGCGCTGGGAGCATACGTCGGCCCTGCTGGCGCTGACCGCCAACATCCACCGTGACCAGCGCAAGAAGCCGACGCCATACAGGGCGGCGGACTTTAACCCCTACCTCCGCCGGCGGGAGCAGCCGGTTCGCAAGGCGTCGATTGACGTGCTCAAGCAGGTGTTCGTGGATCGGAGTTGATAATGGCCGCAGCTTCGGGGATTCGCGCTGGAGCCGCCTATGTCGAGCTGTTCGTCAAGGACAACCGACTCGTCAAGGGGCTCAACGTGGCATCCGCCAGGCTGAAGGCGTTTGGCGCCAGCATCACGGCGCTGGGGGCAAAGCTGGCCGGTCTGGGCGTCACGCTGGCACTTCCCTTTCTCGGCGCGGCCAAGCTGTTTGCCGATATAGGCAGCGACATGAAGGACATGTCGGACCGCACCGGGGTCGCGGCCGAAGCCCTGTCCGAGTTGCGCTACGCCGCCGAGCAGTCCGGTTCCGGTGCGGAGGACCTGGAGAAGGGCCTTCGCACGATGAGCCGGAACATCATTGAAGCCGCCCGCGGGTCTGTCGAGGCGCAGCGAAACCTGGGGCGGCTTGGGCTGACCATTGCCGATCTCACCGGCCTGTCGCCCGACCAGCAATTCGAGCTGATCGCCGACCGCCTCGCGGCGATTCAGAATCCGCTCAATCGCACCACGATTGCGATGGAGATCTTCGGCCGCACGGGCGCGAGCCTGCTGCCGCTCTTGTCCACGGGGGCCAAGGGTATCCAGGAGCTTCGCCAAGAGGCAAATCGTCTTGGTCTGACCATGAGCACCGAGGATGCCGAGGCAGCGGAGGCGTTTGGTGACACCTTGTCTAGTTTGTGGCGCACACTCAAGCAGGTTGTGTTTGTTGTCGGTGGCGCCTTGGCTCCGTCACTCAAACAAATTGCTGAATGGGTACGCGATGCTGTTACGGTTGTAGCAGCTTGGATTAACGCGAATCGTGAAACAGTGACAATTATCGGCGCGGTGATCGCTGGCGTTGTCGGCGCAGGCGCAGCATTGATGACTCTTGGCGCGATTGTGACAACGGTTGGATCAGCAATTGGAGTTGTAACCTTCATCATTTCAGCTGCCACGACAGCCGTGAGCCTGCTCGGAGCAGCAATCGGGTTTCTGCTCTCTCCGATTGGCCTTGTGGTCGCCGCCGTTGGGGGCATCGCCGCCGCTGTCCTGTTCGCAACTGACGAAGGGAACAAGGCTCTGGAGTCGCTGGGCCAGGGGTTCGAGCAACTGCTCGGCGCGGCGGGGACAGCGTGGCAAGGCATTAAGGATGCCATTGCCTCTGGCGACCTGGCCGGGGCAATGGAAGTCGCCTGGCTCGGTATTCAGGTGGTCTGGGAGACCGGTATTGCCGCCCTGAGCAAGGCCTGGCGAAACTTCAAGTCGTTCTTCGTGGAATTGTTCTGGGGCGCGGTCTACGCTGTGGCCCGCGCCTTCAACACCGCCTGGACGAGCATCGAAGTCGCTTTCTGGGCCGTGGTCAACGCCCTGGCCGACGGCTGGGACGCGTTCGTGTACGGACTGACCGTGGCCTTCAACGAGTTCGTCGCCTTCTTCCGCCGTGCCTGGGCGCGGGTGCGAAACCTGTTCAATCGCCAGGCGGCCCAGCGCGAGGTCGAGGCCATCAACCGCGAGGTCGAGCAGCAGAACCGTGAGGCCCGCGAGCGGCTTGACCGCCGCGTGCGGGAGCGCGCCCCGCGCGTCGAGCAAGCGCGGGAAGCCGGCCGGCAACGCGAGGAAGCGCTGAACCAGATGCAAGAGGAAGAACGCCGGGAACGGCAGCGGGAGATCGAGGCAGCCAACGCTGCCGACCAGGAGCGCGTTGCCGCCGCCCAGCGGGCCCTGGAGGAGCGGGCCGCGGAACTCGCCGCGCAGCGTGAACAGATGGAGCTGGAACGCGAGCAGGCGGCGATGGACCGCGAGGCGCAGCGCGCCCGCCGGCCTGAGTTCGACCTGGAAGGGCTGGATGAGGCGGAGGCCAAGACGGACGTGAAAGGAACCTTCAGCGCCTTCGCCGTGGCCGGCCTGGGCTCGGACAGCCTGGCCGAACGCACGGCCCGAGCCAGTGAACAGGTCGCTCGGAACACCGGCCAACTGGTGCGGCAGGCGCAGAACGGCGGGCTCGTATTCACTTAATCAAAAGGATAGATATGCCGGTCATTATCGAACGCTACGACAGCCGCGAGAGCACCGTCGGGGTCGAGAACCCGTCCGTAGAGCTGCTGTACGTCGTCGATGGCACCGAGGACGACGCTGCCGTGCGGGCTCTGGTGGAGGCTACCATCCCGGCGATGTACGCCGGCCTGGTGTTTCAGAACTACCACATATCGCATCAGGGCGGCGGCCTTTGGGAGGTCACGGTCCGCTACGGTAAGCTGGAGCCAAAGGAACCGGGCGAGTCATCGTTCTCGTTCGATACTGGTGGCGGCACGACACACATAACGCAAAGCCTCCAAACGATAAACAGCTACGCCCCGCCTGGAGAGGACCCGCCTGACTTCAAAGGAGCCATCGGCGTCAATAACGACTCAGTCGAAGGGACCGACATCACCATCCCGGTCTACAACTTCAAGGAAACGCACTACATCCCCATCGAGCTGGTCACCCCCGCTTACAAGGCGGCGCTCTTCTACCTCACCGGCAAGGTCAACGCCGCGCCGTTCAAGGGTTTCGCGCCCGGCGAGGTGCTCTTCCTGGGCGCCTCTGGCTCGCAGCGCGGCCAGGAGGACTGGGAGATCACGTTCAGCTTCGCGGCCAGCCCGAACGCGACCGGGCTGACCGTCGGCGACATTACCGGGATCGACAAAAAGGGCTGGGAATATCTGTGGGTCCGCTACCAGGACGCCGAGGACGCCGACGTGCTTGTTAAGCAGCCTGCGGCGGTCTACGTGGAGCAGGTGTATCAGTACGGTGACTTCTCGCTTCTGGGGATTGGCACCTGATGGCTGGCGACGCCTTCAAGAAGGTTCGGCCCGGATAGCGTTTGGAGATTCCCGCGGAGGCGTACAACGCCTTTATCGACGCGGCCCGCGCCGTGCGCGAACACAAGGTATTTGGCACCGAGGCGTCGCAGTTCTTCCGGCAGAGCGGCATCGTCAAGGTCAAGAACGTGTCGGGTTCGGACCAAGCACGGTTTGCCGTGCTGGGCGTCACCGAGCCGATCATCCTCCCGGCCGACAACCCCGCCGAGTTCAAGCGGCAGGTGACGTTCGAGGGCGTCGTTCCCGCCAAGAACGACCACAAGGGCAAGTTCGCCGTCCTGCTGGAGCCGATTGCTGATGGCAAGATCGGCCTGGCGGTCGTCGCCGGCGTCGTGCCGGTGCGCCTGCAAGTCGATCCCGAACAGCTCTACGACTGCGCGGAGATCATCCACGGCGACACGCAGAAACTCCAGAACCTGCCGCACGGCTCGGCGCGGGTGCTGTGGGTCCAGGAACCCGACCCGTCGGACCCAACAACGCAGTACCTGCGCTGGGCCGTGGTGCGGCTGGATGACGGCGACCACCAGGCCCACGTGCTCATTACCAGCAACGTGCCCGACGCCGACGGCTACTACCCCGGCGAGGTGCAGCGCTACGACGTGGA